TGATTTAGAAAATGCATCTATAGAAACTGGATATGGTGTGTATGAAGGTACAGAAACTGATGTTAAACGTGCATTTGATCTTACTCATAACGAAACTCCAATTTTCAAAAGAGGATTTGTTGGAAGTGCTGCAACTATTGTTAATGTAGCAGCAAATACAATAAGAATTCCTGGTCATTTCTATGTTAGTGGAGAAGAATTAACATATACACCAGCAGCATCAGGAACGACTGCAAATATAGGTATTGTAACTGCTACTATTCCAGGTGTTGGTTCTACAGATAAACTTCCAGAAACAGTATATGCTGTTAAGGTAAATGATTCTACCATTAAATTAGCAGCAACTGCAGAGGATGCATTAAAGGTAGTTCCAAGTCCTCTTACTCTTTCTGCTGTAGGTGTGGGAACTACTCATTCATTTACTGCGAAGAATCAAAATGCAAGAGTAATGGTGAGTATTGATAATGTAATACAATCACCATTAGTTTCTAGTGCAGTAACTTCTAGTTTAAATGCAGAGGCTTTGCAGGTAGATGATAAAATTGAATTGGTAGGAGTAACATCTTTCTTTGGGGGAGATTTGATTAAGATTAATGATGAGATAATGAGAGTAGATTCTGTAGGATTTGGAAGTACAAATGTATTCTTAGTAAAACGTCCTTGGATGGGTACAGGAATTGCTACACATGCTGCTGGATCTTTAATAACTAAAATCAATGGAGGATATAATATTGTTGATAATACGATTAATTTCTATACTGCACCATATGGTTTGACTCCTCTTTCTACTACATCAAATGAACCCGATAATGTTGATTGGGTGGGAGTATCTACATCATCAACATTTAATGGAAGATCATTTATCAGATCTGGTACACCTGGAACAACACAAGAACCATATAGTAAAAATCATATTTTCGATGATATTTCTTCAGGATTTACTGGATTTACTACTACATTTACTTTAACTTCTGATAAATCTAATGTTAGTGGAATATCTAGTAGTAATGCTATTATTCTTACTAATCAAATTTATCAAGGTCCAAAACGTTCTTCTGTCGTAAACGTAATTGGAAACTATGGATTAATAGAACAATCAGGTATCACTAGTATTCAATACACTGGATCGGCTTCTTCTGTTGGATCTGATCCTAATACCGCAAGTGTTCCTGTTGGTGGAGTAATTATTTCTGTAGGATCTACTCATGGAACTGGATACCAACCATTAGTAGCTGCTGGTGGTACTGCTATTGTTTCTGGATTAGGAACTATAAGTTCTATTAGTATAGGTAGTAGTGGATCAGGATATAGAGCTGGTATTCAGACAGTTGTAAATGTTGGAGTTCAGACTGCAAGTACAGGATTACCTGCTATTGAATTTATAGGAACTGCTGCTATAAGTAATGGTAATATTGTAAGTGTTGCAATTACAAATCCAGGAACTGGTTATACTACATCAAATCCACCAGATGTTGTATTTGATAGTCCACTTTCATATTCAAATGTTCCATTAGTTTATAGTTCAGGATCATCTGGTGTTGGAACTGAAGCAAAAGTAGATATAGTTGTTGGACAAGGATCTAGTGTAATTGACTTTACTTTAACTAATACAGGTTATGGTTATGGTCAAGGTGATGTGTTGACAGTAGATATTGGAGGAATTTCTGGAATACCTACTTCAGGAACATTCAAACCATTTGAAATTGATATTCAAGAAACATATACAGATAGTTTCACTGGATGGACTGTTGGTGATTTCCAAGTATTCGATCCATTAGATAATCTATTTGACGGATCTAATACATCATTTGCTTTAACAGTCAATAACGTTCAAACTGCAATTAAGTCTAGAGAAGGATCTGATATTAAAGTTGATATTGCTTTATTAGTATTCATTAACGATATCTTACAGGTTCCTGGTCAAGGTTATATTTTTGATGGTGGTAGTTACATTACATTTACAGAACCACCTAAAGTAGGAGATACTTCAAAAATAGTTTTTTATAGAGGAACTGGTGATATTGATACTAGAGAAGTTGATATATTAGAAACGATTAAAGTTGGGGACAATGTAAGATTGCAAGACGATAATCAATTCTATGATGAATTGAATAGAAGTGTTACTAAAATAAATTCTACTGATACTATAACAACCAATATTTACCCTGGTCCTGGTATTAATACTGATCAATCTTATAGTAGAGCATTATACTGGTGTAAACAAACTGAGGATAGATTTATTAACAATAATAGTGTTCCTAAAACAAGAACGGAACTTGAAACCTTAGTTTATCCTAATACAAATTTAATACAACCAGTAGGTCTTGGTTCTACAGTAATATTTGTTGAAAATGTAAAAACCTTCTTTGATAGTTCTAAAGAAAATTATAATGCTCAAAATAAAGTAAGAATAGCATCTCAGGATACAATTGTAGGAGCAATTGGTACTGCTATTGTTTCATCTGCTGGTACTATTACCTCTATTAGTGTTTCTAATATAGGACTTGGTTATACAGTAGCACCTGATGTTATTATTGGTACTTATAATTTATTTGATACTCAAGTTGTTGGGTTACAAACTTCCGATGTTTTGACAAGAGATTATGGTTTCCGTATTAGAGAACCTGGATCTGGAACTGGTGATAATGGAGGATTTGCTTTTGGTACGAGTTATCTTGCTGGAGATAGTAATTCTAGTGATAGATGGGCTACTTTAACACCAGTTGATACTACAGGGGCTAGATCAATAACTATCCGTGCTTGGAGAGGTGATGATACTAATGGAGGTGAAGCACCTGATTATGATCATGGAACAGTTCCTGGTGGAGGAGAAGGAGGAGAAAGTTTGGTTTTATTCTATCAAACTCCTACAATGCCTTCTGCCCTAAGAATTGATGTAAATCCTACTACATTAGTAGGAACAGGAAATACTGATGATTATATTCTTATTACTGCAGGAAAATCTAATACATCTACAGGAACAAGTCCTGCTCCACTAGATTATACTTTACCTTTACCTGAATATGCTAGAGTTGGTATTGTTAGTTTCTCCTTTAGAGCAGTAGCAGATCCTGGTTATCCAAGTATCTATGATCACTATGGTATAGAAAAGGTAACATTCTCAACTGGAATAGCTCCTGCTACTGCAACTGCTACTATATCTTCTGGATCTATTGATGCGGTTACAGTTTCTTATGGTGGAACTGGATATTTCCAATCTGAACCACCTCCAGTTTTATTCGGACAACCAAAACCTTCTGGATATATAGAAGAAATTTCTGATGTAAGTTACTCTGGAGATTTTGGAATTATATCAGGAGTTTCTACTACTTCTGTTGGGGTTGCTTCTACTGGTATTGTATTCGATTTATTAATTCCAGATGATTCATATTTAAGAGATGCATCTATTGTAGGAACAGCTATTACTATAAGTGGAATACAAACAGGATACTATTTTGTAGTTTCTAATAGTAACATAGGTAACGGTGTTACTTCTTTATATCAAAATAGTTCTACTGTTAGTGCTGGATCCACTTTCCTAGATAATGTTTATGAAGTTGCTGCAGTTTCTATTGGTCAAACAAATGGAATTGGAGTTGGAATGACACATCTTGCTCAAGTAACTGTAAGTGTTAAAGATTATAATGGATTGAGTGGACTTGGACATAGTGAATTCTTTGGAGAATATTCTTGGGGTAGAATTGCTGCTCCAAGCAGAACAACTCCTAAGAGTTTTGCTACATATAATAATGGTATAATTGGTGTATCTACTTCTCCTACAGTGGAGAGAGTAAATCCACTTAGATTCCTAAATTATAATTAATAAATAAGTAAAAAAGTCTAATAAAAATGGCGGCCATCATTACTGACCAACTTCGTATATTAAATGCTAAGAACTTTGTTGCTGGCGTTGGTTCAACTGCAAATTCATATTACTCCTTTGTTGGATTGCCCAATGCTACGAAAGTAGATTCTAATTGGGATATAACTCCTCCTGCACCTAAAGATAGTTTTGATCAAGAGGATGATTATTGGGATACTATGATTGGATTGAAGAAAATTTCTGCTTCAGATGTTAGACAAGTTGTTAAAAGAAATACTTGGTTGTCGGGTACGACATACGACATGTATAGAGGAGATATTACTCGGACAAATACAGCAAAACCTTCTGGTGCTACTAGTTTATATGGATCTAATTATTATGTTGTAAATGAAGATTATAGAGTTTATATTTGTTTGAATAATGGAACTAATCCAGAAAATCCAAATGGAAAATCATCATTAGATCAACCAACTTTTGTCGATCTAGAACCCAAAGCAGCAGGTGATAGTGGAGATGGATATATTTGGAAATATCTATTTACAATAAAACCAAATGATTTGGTTAAATTTGATTCTACTAATTTTATTCCTGTTCCTCAAGATTGGAGTAGTAATACTGAAGTTGCTGCTGTTAGAGATAATGCCGCATCTAGTGGTCAATTGAAGGTTGTTACTGTTACTAATCGTGGTGTTGGTTTAGGTACTGCAAATAGAACATATACTGATGTTCCTATTGAAGGTGATGGTTCTGGTGGTAGGGCTACTATTGTTATTAATAATGATTCTAAGGTTGATAGTGTTACAATTTCTAAGGGTGGATCTGGATATACCTATGGTACTTTAGATTTGCTTGCAGGAGGTGTACCAACTGGAACTACTTCCCCAGTCTTTAATGTAATCATTCCCCCTCAAGGTGGTCATGGTGCAGATATCTATAGAGAACTTGGAGCAAATAATGTTCTAGTTTATTCTAGAATTGAAAATGATACTGATAATCCTGATTTTACCACAGGAAATCAAATTGCTAGAGTGGGACTTATAGAGAATCCCAAAAAGAATGGAAGTAATGTTTTATTAACATCTGATAAAGCTAGTGCTGCTTATGCTTTGAAACTAACTGGTATTGGATACAGTACTGCGGTTTTTGTAGCTGACGATGAAGTAAGACAAACTATTGGAATAGGATCTACAGCAGTTGGTAAAGTTATTTCTTATGATCAAAGTACAGGGGTATTAAAGTATTGGCAATCTAAAAGTTTAGTTGGATTTAATACTGATGGTTCTTTAAAGACTAATCCTAAATATGGATTTAAGTTAAATAGATTTACTGCTTCCCCATCTTCGGGAAGTCTTACCATCGTTAGTGATAACGGTAGTAACAATAGTCTTGCTATTCATACCTCATTTACAGGTATATCAACTGCAATAAATAATAGAACATATAACCTTGGACAAAGATTTACTGCTGGTGTTTCTAACCCAGAAGTTGAAAAATATTCAGGTAGTATAATTTATGTTGATAATAGACCATCTGTAACGAGGTCTATTAACCAAAAAGAAGATATTAAAGTTATTTTGCAATTCTAAAGAATCATGCCCCAGGAAACTAATCTTAACGTCAGCCCATATTTTGACGATTTTGATCCTAGAAAGAATTATTATAAAACATTATTTAAACCTGGATTTCCCGTTCAGGCTAGAGAGTTAACTGGACTGCAATCAACTCTTCAAAATCAAATTGAAAGATTTGGTGGACACCTTTTTAAAGAAGGAAGTTCAGTAACTGGTGGTGGTGTAAAATATAATAATGCGTTTCCTACTGTTAGGATTTCTACTTCTTTTTCTGGGGTTTCTGTAAGTAGATATCTTAATCAGATTTTAGATAAAAATTTAAGGGGAGCAACATCTGGAGTAAGAGCACAAGTAAAAGCATATTTAAATAAGGCATCTTTACCTGGACAACCATATACTTTATTTGTCAATTATTTGGATGCATCTGCAGGAACAGATGAGGGAGAAACATTTATTCCTGGTGAAGAATTAATATTAGAAGGTCAAATAGCAACTAAAAATGTTATAATTCAGAATGGAGAAGGTTGTGCAACAGTTTCAACAATAGATAATGCAATATCTATAGGATCTGGAGCAGTTTTAAGTGGTGGTGTATATTTTGTAAGAGGATATTTTATAGATGTTCCAGAGCAATCAATTATTTTAGAACCATTTTCAACAAGACCTTCTTATAAAATTGGATTAGAAGTCTTTGAGGAAATTATAAATTCTGATATTGATTCTACTTTAGCAGATAATGCTTCTGGATTTAATAACTATAATGCGCCTGGTGCAGATAGATTAAAAATAAGAGTTTATTTAACTAAAAAATCTATTGATAATGTAGGTGCTATTTCTAACTTCATTGAATTAATGGAGGTTAGGGAAGGAGTTATTGTTTCTTCTGAAAAAGATCTTCAATATAATGAATTGGCAAAAGAATTTGCAAGAAGAACTGCTGACGAATCTGGTGATTATTATGTTACTCCATTTACAATAACTCCAAAAAATACCTTAAATGATTTTAAAGGAAATAAAGGTATTTTTAGTGAAACTCAATTAACATATAATAATCAAACTCCAAGTGATGATTTAGGAACTTATAAATTATCTCCAGGAAAGGCATACGTTAAAGGTTATGAGGTAGAAACAGTTACACCTAGTTTCATTGATTTTAAGAAACCAAGGACTACTAAACTTTTGGAAAACCAAAGTTTAAATTATGTAACTGGACCTACTTTTGGTTTAAATAGGGTAAGTGGATCTCCCAATTTAGGTATATCTACTACATATACATTAAGTTTAAGAGATCAAAGAATAGGAAGTTCTGGTATTGCAGCTGCAGGTAAAGAAATTGGAATCGCAAGAGTATATGATTTTGCATTAGAATCTGGATCTTATGATGCAGTAAATCCAAATACAAACCAATGGGATATTGCATTATATGATGTTCAATCTTATACAGATATAACAGTCAATACTAATGTAACTCTTACAACTCCTACTCATATTAAAGGTAAGTCTAGTGGTGCTAAAGGATTTTTAAGATATGATGTATCTGCTGGTACTGCTCTTACTGCATATAATGTGCAGGGAAGATTTATTCCTGGTGAGCAATTTATATTTAATGGTATTGAAAGTGGAAATATAGCTAATACTATAACAAATTATTCCTCTAGTGATGCAAAATCTGTTTATGGTATAGTAGGAACTGCTTATACTTTTAATGCAGACGTTAAACAATCTGTTCTTTCTAATTTCGGGCAAGTTAGCATTAGTGCTGCTAGTGGAGGAGTAAGTACAGTAACAAGTACAGATCCTGCAAAATTCTTTACAGGAATTACAACAGTTGGAAATATAGTATCTTATGGAAATACTGGAATAAATGAAGAAACTTTTAGTAGAATTACTAGTGTATCTCAAAGATCTTTAGTTATTACTGGTATGACAACCGTAACTGGTGTATGTGATGGTGCGTTACCAGGTAATCTTATAAATCCGTCAAACTTTAAGATATTAACTTCCAATTTCCAATCTTCTTCTAATAATACTTTATATACAGAATTTCCAAAAGAACATGTTTCTAGTGTTGACTTATCTGACTCTCATTTAACAGTCAAAAAACAGTATGAAGTAAATATATCTTCTAATTCTACTGGAGCTATTTCTTCAGGAGATGCTGATTTAACATTTTTACCTTATGATGAAGAATTATATACTTTAATAAGAAAAGATGGAACTACGGAAAATTTATCATCTGACAAGTTTTCATATGGTTCGGGTGGTTCTACAATAACTATTGGAGGTTTAGCTTCTGGTAGTGGTCCTGCAAAATTAATTGCAACTTTAAGGAAAATAAAAGTAGAATCTAAGATTAAAGATATAAAGAAAGTTAATACATTAACAATTTCGAATTCAAAATATTCTCAATCAGGTATAGGTGCTACTACACTTAATGATGGACTTTCATATTCTGCAATTTATGGAACTAGAGTCCAAGATGAAGATATTTCTTTAAATGTTCCTGATGTTACTAAAATACATGGTATTTTTGAATCTAGAAATGCATCTGCCCCATCTCTACCTACAATAACATTAGCAAATCTTAATGGTCCTACTGCAAAAACTCAAGACTTATTGCAAGGTGAAGAATTTATTGGCACTAAATCTAATGCCATAGGTGTATATGTTTCTAGAGTTAATGATTCTAAAATTAACTATATTTCATTAAATCAAAATGAGTTTGTATCTGGAGAAGTTATTACATTTAGAGATTCTAGAATTTCAGGATTATTTTCTACTAAAACTGTAGGGTCTAATAATATTATTAAAAACTTTACTTTCGATAATGGTCAGAAAGATACAATTTATGACTATTCTAAAATAGTAAGAAATTCTGATGTAAAAGAACCTTCTAAACAATTAACGATTGTATTTGAATCTGCATATTTTGATTCTTCAGATAATGGAGATATTACTACAATAAATTCTTATGATGCATTTAATTATTGTAGTCTTCCAAAAATCAATGAAACTTGTGTTTCTAATATTGTTGATATTAGACCTAGAGTATCTGATTTTTCAGGAACATCATATTCTCCTTTTGAATTTTTAGGTAGAAACTTTACTGCAGATGGAAATTCAGCAGCAAATATTTTAGCATCAGATCAATCTATAGTATTAGATTATTCTTTCTATCTGCCAAGAGTTGACAGAATATTCTTATCGAAGCAAGGTAATTTCCAATTAGTTAATGGAATTCCAGCAGAAACTCCAGAATTGCCCGTCAGAATTGACGATGCACTTGAAGTTGCAAAAGTAGTATTGCCAGCATATTTGTGTGATATTAATGATGTTAGTATTACTTTGACTGATCATAAGAGATATCAGATGAAAGATATCCATAAATTAGAAACAAGAATTAAAAATTTAGAATTTTATACTTCTCTTTCTGTTCTTGAAAGTGATACCGCAAATCTAGAAATTCGTGATGTTGATGGATTGAATAGATTTAAATCTGGTTTCTTTGTAGATGATTTTTCTAATACTGATACTCAAATTAAAAAGACTATTAATAAAAATAGTATTGATTTTAAAAATGGAGAATTAAGACCTGCTGCTTTTTGCACCGAACTTGATTTGCAAGTAGAGAACATAAGTAACGGAATTAGAAAAACAGGTAGAACTTTAACTCTTGACTATGATGAATCGGTTCTAATAAATCAACCCTATGCTACTAGAACGGAAAATGTTACTCCATACTTGGTTAATTATTATTCAGGTGCTATTGAACTAAATCCTTGTTCTGATTGTTGGGTTGAACAAATTGAATTAGCACCAAAAAGAGTAGAAGTAGAAAATTATACATCTACATTAGTACAAACTGCAGATGGTGATTTTCATTGTGGTATGGATAATGTAATTTGGGATGCATGGAGTACCGTATGGACTGGTCATGATGTAAATGAAACTTACGTAGATGAATGGGTAATTAACACTGAATTGAATAGAAGAGAAAAAAGAAGAACAACGACTACAACATCAACAAGAACAGGAACAAGAACTAGACAAGGAGTTTATAATCATATTAGAGAAGTTATTACTGATACAAGCCAAGGTAATGTAGTATTGGCAAAGGAAATTATTCCTTACATGAGATCTAGGAATGTTGAATTTAATGCAAAACGATTGAAACCAGGAACTCGTCTTTATGGTTTCTTTGATGGGGAAGATATGAACAAATATATCATTCCCAAACTTCTTGAAATTACAATGAAGTCTGGTGTATTTGCGGTAGGAGAGACAATTGTAGGTAAAACATTAGATGGTGTGGAATTGATTAGATTTAGATCAACTGTATCTAATCATAGATCTGGACCTATAGATAATCCAAATACTTTCTATTATAGAAATCCTTATAATAGAGCTGAGAATATACCATCCAGTTATTCAGCAACTAGTGAAATTTTAAATGTTGACACTGATGGACTTGCGGCTAAAGCTATTGGAGATTTTCATGGTTATGTTCTACCTGGAATTCAGTTGGTAGGTCAAACCTCTAATGCTCAAGCAGAACTTAATCAAGTAAGATTAGTAACTGATCAAATTGGTAGTGTTATAGGATCTTTCTATATTCCTACACCCAATGTAGCAGAAAATCCAAAATTTGAAACTGGAATGAAGATGTTTAGGTTGACTAGCAGTAATGTTAATAGTCAACTTCCTGGTAATATTTTAACTGATGCATCACAGTCTTATGAAACTGCTGGAGTTTTGAGTAAAAATAGAGAAAATATATTATCTTGTAGAAATATAAATCATGAAAGACAAGTACAAACTGAGACTGAAGCAATTACTGGACAAAGTACTGTAACTGTAAATACTACGGTATTAGAATCACAGCCACTACCAACACCTCAACCACCTCCAGTTCCAGTTCCAGTAGATCCACCAACAGCACCACCAACAGCAGTACCACCAGTAGCACCACCATATGTT